TAACATGCTTACCTAAGTTAAGCTTTAAGTGTTCACCATCCTGCCATATTACACCAGCCTCAGTGAGGATACCTTTCATGATCGCTTCAACAAGATCACCGAGGATCATGTTAATCAGGAAGCTGTTGGGAAAAGGTAAAGCATCTGTTGGCTGGTTCTTATCAAACCAAAGCTGGCAATAAGAACGACCTATGTTTGACATACGTAATCTAAAGTCTGGATTACGAGAGTCTACGAGTTGCTTTTCGAGAGCTAATTTAACATCGTTAACCATGAAGTCAAGAACAGGGCGGCTCATGCCACCCGTCCCTGCCACTACACTATTAAGATATTTTTGTACCATTAATTCGTGTATGTTCATGACTACTCCACATCTATAAACTCATTAACTAAACCTTCATCTGCACTGTTCAAAGTTTCCACTGCCTTAGCTGTGAACTCTGAGTTGATGTAGTCATTGTATTGAGTGATCCATTCTGAACTACTGCGGTGCATATCTAACACATGCTCTGTAATAGCTAGGTCTGAGGAGAAGTCAACATCTACCTTAGGTACAAAGTAAGACTGACCATTGTTCATCTCCCGCTCCAGTGCACTGACATTGACACTGAACTGGATGAAGGAACGATTGCGCTTAACAATCTCTTTGAACTTATCACCAAAGGTCTTGAAGGCTTCACGGTTATCCACCTCCCAGATGAATGGGGATGTAGCCACCTCAATTGGCTCTCCCTTCTCATTCACTGCACCCACCATGTCAATCTCACCAAACAATACTCGTACTCGTTTGATAGACTTGATTAGATCCTTCATCTTATCAGGTACGGAGTTCCAATCTTCAATGAATCCTGCTGGCTTACCACAGTTGAACCCACCATCCGTGTCCTTAAGATCCACGTTGAGGTTATCAGACATAAGTGTCTTAACATAGCGGCTGTTAGCAGGGTCACTGATGTAACGCTTATACATAAATGACTGCATAAAGAATCTTACATTAGCTTCTGGTGCATATGCGAAGGTTCCATCTTCCTGTTCCAAACGGTACTGCCCTGCTTCTACTACCTCCATCTTCTTCTTCTTGCCATTAACTTCAACAACACCCATCAGTGGAGTATGCCACATACGTAGACGGGGTAGCTTGTTCTTAGAACCGCCTCCTCCTGTCTCGTTAGCCATACCTGTTAGGCGCATCAACTCTTCTTGACTTACTTGATTCAAAGCTACTTCACTCATATTACTTTTCCTTTATGCTATTTAGCAATCTACTTGATCTAACCAATTGTTTCCCATCTTAGCTTCCAGAGATAAAGGTAAGTTGAAATCAATATCCCACAGTTTATTTACTGTGCTTACTAACTTACTCTCTACTTCTACGACTACATCTATCATAGCCTGCCGCTCGTCAGGGTGTACATCCACGACCATACTATCATGGACGGTGTTCACAATGCAACTTCTTAATCCCTTCTCCTTCATCACTTTCTCCATCATCAGCAGTGCAACAGGCACTATGTCTGCCGTAGCAAACGACTGAACAGGATAGTTCTTAATCATGGTAAAGTTTGTAACAGTACCATCACGCCTTCTTGACACATCAGGAAAGGCGAACTGCCTACCCGAAGGTGTTGTAATCTTCCTCTCTGACAATGCCTCTGTTGCCAATCTCTTATGCCAACCTGCTATACCACGATACTTCTCTAAGAAGTGACTGTAATACTCTGCCTCTGCTGGTGTCCTACCGTATCCAGATGCACCATACAATGGAGCGAAGGTGTGTTCCTTAGCTGCCTGTCGTGCTATGGGCTGTCCTGCCCCACCTATGATGTCGGCTGTGTACTGGTGAACATCAAACCCTTCTAACACCTCCTTGATAGCAACCTTATCCTGAGATAGGAATGCTGCTACTCGAAACTCTAGCTGCCCGAAGTCAGCCTCCATGATCTTGCCCCCTGCCCAACGGGATATGAACACACGCTTCACCGGGAATGTACCACCCCTTGGCATGTTCTGCATATTAGGATTTCTCCCTGATAGCCTAGCCGTTGAGGTGATGTGTTGTGTAAGCTGTACGTGGAGCATACCATCTGCCTTAGTAAACTTCTCTATACCACCTACAAAGGAGGATAGGTAAGACTCAATGGCATTCAACCTACGTAGCTTAGATAAGAAGTCTGCCTCACGTACCATGCCCTTCCCTCGAGCCGTAGCTTCAAGCGTCTGAAGGATACCCTTACCTGTACTGAAGCCACTAGCACTAGCCCATGTAGCCTTAGGGGGTGTGAACTTAAGCCCTGCTAATACCTTAGTCTTAGTTAATGTATAACCCTGTCGGTCACATTCTTTACAGATGTTCTTATTCTTACGAGGTATACCCTTCTTAGTAAGTAACTGAACCATGCCAGTGCCATTGCACATGAAGCACTTAGCTGCCTTAGTCTTATAGACAGGGCCAGTCATAGACTTCATAGCTTCCTTGAACTTACTGTCAGACATAAACGCATTGACACTTAAGGCCCATTGCTTTTTATCCACAGGCTTACGGGAGAATACTAAGGCTGATAGCTGCTCTGGTGAGTTGATGTTGAGTGGTGTGTCACCCATTAGTTCCTCTACGAACTCCATTAACTCTTCACTAAGTGCTGCCCTCTCTTCTTCAAACTCAGTCTTTACCTTGTTCAACTCTACTAAGTCTACCTTAATACCCCTACGATAGATCAATGCCAGTTCAAGGCAGGTATCCATAGTAAGATCTAGTACTGACTGCATACTACTGTTCTCTTTATTAGCAAACCTTTCCATCTGTTTATTGTACACACCTAGTGTAGAGCGTAGGTCATACCGTAGGTACTCGTCTAACTCGTCAAAGGGAATGTCCTTTGTAGATGTACCCGACTTCCAGTAGTCCCCCATTGTATCTAACTTCTGCTCTTCCAACTCATACTTGGCAGATACAAAGCCTAGGTTCAATGGGGACTTGATACCCTTGTTAAGTATGTACTCACCTAACATAGTGTCATAGATCTTTCCTGAATACTCAAAGCCACATTCCCATATCCACGTAAGGTCATGCACTGCATTGTGACAGATCAGTAGGGTAGTATCATCCAGTATATGCTGAGTTAGTACCTCCCCGTCTACTGTAGGTGGCTCGTCTGAGTGGGTGAAGGTGACTACTGTTTCTCGCTCCTCAAGGATACCCACCTGTAACATACCTATCATTACCAACTCATTCTCTGACTCGAAAGGATCGAAGTGCTGCTTACCATCCCTCTTGCAGGTTGTATTCTCTACATCCAATACAGTAATCATAACTGCCCCCTAATATATTTAATTGCTCTCTTCATTCGTGGAACATCATCATTGAATGCACCTAAGGCTCTGTTGCAACTATGGCATAGCCAACCCCTGAACTCTCCCCTATCATGGTCATGGTCTAGTACCCACGGCCCCGCATTACCTCCCTTACCTACTGCATCCTTCTCCTCACAGAAACATATAGGACAACCATACCCAGCAGGAGGCATACCATGTAATGCTCTTAACCCTTTACGAGTTCTAGTAAGTTCATTAGTACAGGCTCTACACTCTGCCCTTAGGTACAACGCACCATTAGCTGGGCCAAAGGCTGAGAAGGGTAGAGCATGAGTACACTTTGAACATACCTTAGTGTCCTCTGCATCTGCATCACCCGTGTAACTGTCTATGAATAACTCTATCTGATCAAACTCCATACCTTGCAATCCTTCCATCTAGCATACATGTAACCTTACCATGCCACCCTGATAGTTTATTCTTAGTTATGTTGATATGACGCATTGGATCTTCCATTGTATCATCCTCACTAATGGCGGGGTTCTTTGCAATCAGTAGCATGAGGTCAGCCTCAGATGCCTTACCTGTCTTGGAACCTTCCATCATAGATTGATTGAGGATTACCTTACCCTCTGCCTCTGCACTTAGCTGTGACATATAGAACATAGCACACCCGTACTGCTTAGCAATATCCCTTGCGTAGATAGCGTTAGCCTTGAGCATCATGTCCTCACGGGCAGCACCATTAAGCCTAGCAAACTTATCTCCCATGTCCAGTACAACAATGTCAGGTGTGTAGGACTTAATGACAGACTCAACCCAAGTCATATCCTTACCTGTTGCATCAATGAACTTAACCTGATCCTTGATACGCTGGTACTTAGCTGTAGCTGCTGATGGGTTATCCCGTATTTGATTCAGTGTCATGCCTGTGGACGCATTAAGGTAACGGGCTGCTACCCTATGTACTGCCTCCTCATTACATAGCACTAGGCACTGCGCTCCCTGCTCTGCAAAGCCATTAGGCCCAGCAATAAAGGAAGCATGGCTTGAAGTCTTACCTGTCTCAGGTCGTGCACCTATCATAATAAGGTGACCACCATTAACGCCCTCCACCTTACGTGCCAAGGTAGGCAGGTTAAATGTCCACTGAGCCTCAAGGTCACACTTGGTAAGCAGTGAATCCATTTCAATGTCAGCCCACTCAACGGATAGGTTAGGTGTGAAGTCTTCGTTGTAGTTCTCAAGGATAGAGCGTAGGGGTTCAAGTGATAGGTGTTCGCCATTGACATACTCAAAGCCAAGGTTAGCCACCTCTTCTCCAACGTGTTGCCGGAACATATCAGACAGTACATCACTAGCAATGTCCACACCCATGATAACCTCCCTGTCTACCTTGTCGAAGATAGTTTGGAAGGAACCTTTCTGTGCTGTGGTGAGGGTGGGATTCTTAGAGAAGAAGAGTGCCTCCACCTCTACTGGGGTAACTGTCCTACCATATGTAGTGATAGCACTGTCAATGGTTGCCTTAACCTTACGCCCATCCTTGCTGAAGATACTGTTGGGGCAACGGATACCCTTATGATTATCATGGAAGTCTTTATCCATGAGTGTTCGTAGTAATGCGAGTTCCATATTGTGTTCCTCATTGTGTACAATGTATAAAATGGCTTACACATTACAGGTTTATATACGTTTAGTACACTTTAATGTACATAAAACTGTAACATGTATGCACTTTAAAGCGCCTTAGTGATCTATGTGTGTATCATTTATCTCTTTGAGGGGGGAATGCTTCTTGTGCTTATGAAGCCTGTTACCCTCACACACAGGGCATCCCTTGTTATTACCACAAGAACTATCCACTGACTTGCCCCCCGTCTTCTTCTTCTTCTTCGTCCTGCTCATTACCCATACCCCTCTTTATTGCGCTGATAACTCCAAATTGAAACAGTATGTTCAGTTCATCATTGGTTAGCTCCATAGTCCGTGTGGATTCCTCAAAGGTGTTGGGGGATATATCTTCTATAGCCTCCTGTAGCTGCATCTGTTCAATGAGATACCTTAGCCCCGTGTGTGCAAAGGCGTTCACCTGTTCAGGTTCTACATCCATTGTCATTAGGGCTGAACCATCTTCTTGATCCACAATATCTATTACTTCAATGTCTTTACTCATACATCCTCCCAATTAAGTCTACA